CTTCGATCGGGGCGACCGAGGGCTGGAACGAACCCACAACCTGTTTGAGCACGTGTCTGAAGCTCTGGTAGTGCCGTGCTACAGTCGTTACGGTGTCGTCCTCGCCCCCGTCCGCCACGTCCGTGGAGATGCGTAGCTTTGGGATCGACCCGTCGGGCTGAGCCGCTACGCCGCGCATGCGCGCATCCGCTATCCACTGGAGTGAGATCAGCTGGTTCGCGTCCGCCTCGACGAACTCGCCCTTGACGCGTACCGAGAAGAACTGGCTGTTCTCGCCATAGAGCCGACGCCAGCGCTCAATGCGATCGAGGTTGATGCCCTCGACGGTGCGCGAGTCGATGTTGCGATGGCCCCAGAGCTGCGCCTGGCTCGTGAAGCACTGACGGAAACGGCCTCGAGAGCGTGTCGGGTTGCCGCAGGCAAGCCAGATGATCTCCGTTCCGGCACCGACTAAGGCGCCTTCGCTCGTTTCCCAAACTGCATCCGCAATCGCGCTCGCCTCGTCGTAGGCCATGAACAGCCGGCGTCCCTGGTTCTGAAGTCCGGCGAAGGCCTCGGTGTTGTTGGCGCTCCAAGGTATGGCGTCGATCCGCCACTCGCGCGGGTGCTGCTTGTGGTAGATCGCGGTCGCCGTCACCTCGAACCAGTGGCGCGTCATGCACATCGAGTGCCACTTAACGAGTTCGGGCCAGCTCTTGGTCCGCAACTGCGTTTCCGTATTTGCTGTCGTGACTCCGCGCGTTTTTTCGAAGGTTGAAAGCGCCCAAAGCATTAACTGCGCGACGAAAGCGGACTTGCCGATACCGTGACCGCTCGCGACGGCTTCTTGGATGACCTGCCATGCTTCGACAGGACGCGCTTTGTTCGCGAGCAACTTCTGCTTGATGGACTCGCAGACCGCGAGTGTCCAGGCGCGCGGCCGCTTGCCCTGTAACGGACCTGGCTGGCCCCACGGAAACGCGTACCAGATAAACTTGGCTGGGTCATGCTGGAACGAAGCGACGTCGGCGATCAGCGCCTGCTCGAGCTCAAGCGGCGACAGAGACGCGAGCGGCTTCTCGCTTCTCGGCTTCTTCGGCCCCCCAGCCATTAGCTAGTTCAAAGCTCCGCCTGCAATCCGAATTGGTGATCCAGCAAATCGCTGGTCCTTCACTATCTCCTGCATTTCTTTTTCAATTAGTTTAATCACCATGCGCCGTTCTGGTTTATCTAGCGTGTACCACTCGCTGATAACTTCATTCATGTTGAAAGCGCCAGCTACCCAAATTTTGTGTAGCTTCTCCTTCATCTCCGCTGTCATGTAATCGAGATTAGCAGCTGCGTGAGAGCCCCAACGCATGCGCATTTCTTTTCCTGGCTTATCCGACTTGTTCGGGATTATTTTCTGTTCCCAACACCATCGGTAAACGATATACATATCAAGCGCGCCAATTACAAAAACATCACGGAAGTGATCCAAGTCTTCGGCATCGTATCCTGGGAAGATGTTCTCAAGCACTGGTCCTAACTTAAACGAGTCCCACATACCCTGAATGAGTTTCCCTTTACGATATGCGGCCCGACGAGCTTTGCGCGCTTTGGCTTCGATTTTTGGATCTATGTCACTCATCTGTGGTTGACTTAGTTCAAAGCTCCTAGTTGTTCCGGCTGTTGCATGCGCTGGCGTGCCTGTGCCAAGGCGTCGGCCGTCACCATAACCAGCTGGCCGGCGTGCTCGACCTTGTGGACCTCGCGCCATACCTCAGGCCGCCTGGCTTTCAACATGCCAAAAAGAGCCGTCAGCGAACCAGCATGCTCACGGTCGAAGACGTGCTCCATCATGAGATCTTCGAGGCAGTCGGTATTGGTCTGGATCGCTACCCGGTAGCGCCTGGCGAACTCAGCGTTCGTGCGCGCGTGGTTGAAAACCGTGACGTGTGAGACGCCTACCGCTTCGGCGCACTTCCGTACAGTAGTCCGTCCCTGCTCGTACAGTTCGAGGAATTTGGCCTGCTTTTCAGCGGTAAAGGTGCCTGGCGCGCTGGATCTGCCTTTTCGGGGCTCGCTCACATCAGGATCGGCTCCATTCGCCGCCATTCGGCGCGTTTGCGCGAGAGTAGTCTTTCTGTCGCCTTTAGGCAACTACTATTGTCAAGCCATTAGGGCGCGTGAGTCCGCAACATTTCGAGGTGCCTTTCCTCGCTGGCACGCTTAAGTTCACGTTTTCTCGTAGCGAAATAAATCGCTTCATAACGCTTTGCCGCCTCGCATAGTTCGTAACGATGTCGCTCACGATGTTCGACTGCTAGAGCACGAGATTCCTTGTCTTTCGATTTTGTATACGTCTCCACCAGCGCACAAGAAACAGCAAACTGACGGGCGTACGAAAGAACCGTAGTTTTAGCCTGCTTTAGCGCCCTAGTTTCCGGAACCTTGACTGACTTGACCCTGATCACGCAAACACCCCGCTCGTCTTGATCTCCGGCGCCCCCAGCCTGCTTCCATGCACGACCCGCGGCGGCCGGCTCGTGCCGTCGTCGACCAGGTAGAAGCCATGAGCCAGCGGTCGAATGACGAAGCCGCGAAACGTGCGCTCGCCGCACAAACTCTTGAAGTAGACGCGCTGGCGCGGGTGGAATCTCAACTGACGTCGACCTCGCGCAAACACCAGCGACCCTTGCGTTTTCCCCAGCCGTGAACCAACACACGGATACCTGCCTTGCGCAGAATCGGCAACGCCGCGCTCTCGGTAATCTTGGCGATACGCGCGCTCACGTTGCTGGCAGATGTAGCCTGGACACCCACGATGTCGGCCCCCACAGCGACGACGTCGATGATGCCGAACAAGTCTACACGCTTGCGCGCCTGTGGAATCCACTTCTCGACCACCTGGACGAGCGGGTAGCCGCGCCGGCGGAGTTCCTCGAGCGTGCGTGAGGTCGGCGAGCTCACATCGTCTCCGGCAGCTTGTCGTTGAGTTCGGGGTCGACCGCTTGCATAAGCGTCACCAAGTCCTTCGGGTCTCCGTCGACTTTGGCCGATCGCAGCATCTGACGCGCGAGATGGCCGGCGGGGAACACTTGGCCCTCGAAGTGCTTGCCTTTGGTGCCATCGCCGCGGTCGTGCTCCACGACGTCGGCCTCGAGCGCCAGGATCTCTCCGGCGGGCGTCACCACGGACCCGACATACTGGCAGCGGTTGGCCGAGGAGGTGGACTTGAAGAGCTTGAAGGTGGGCTTGGCCATTCAGGCTCCTTTCTGGCATTTGTGCACAAGTGGGTGCGCACACACAATGCCCCTACTACGTAGGGGGGCATTTGTGCGTGCCCCTGCGTGTGTGTCATTTGTGCATTTGTGCGGCACTTGTGCAGGCATTTGTGCACTCATTTGGGCATCAGGACGAGCCCCATTTTTGGGGAGCGATTGGGGTACTTTCCGACTTCTATCGACATGAGTTCGCCGGCCAAGATGAGCTCACGCATCGCGCCGGCGAAGATCTTTTCCGAGGTCGAATCAAGGAGCGAAAACTGCTTGGCGAGTCGCGGGAGATACTCGTCTGACCGAGTAGAGGAGTTGCCGTGCAGTCCGCGGCTCGCGAGACGTTCGACGGCGCGCCTCACAATGTCCTTGACAAATTCTCCAGAGCGTCGAGAGATAGGTTTTGGCTCCGGTGTAGCCGGCCTCCATACGCCTTCCTGTATAGTGATTTTGCGCAAATCGAGCTCGCTGTAATTGGCTTTGCGACGCGAGAGATACCGAACGCTTGGGTCCACGGTCTCCTCATCTCCGGCTGGCGCATCGGGCGGCCGGTCTGATAGATAGAGTCTGGCTCGCACCGCACCCTCCCATGCAGTCGAACCTGAGAACTCTGAGCCCGCGGCCTTGGCTGGGTGCCCGAGCAGCAGCACCGCGGCCGGGGCGCAGGCGCCTTGGACCCAGGCTATGAACGTGGTGACGGCGTGACGGTCATTCTCAGAACCACCGAAGAGCCGAGCGATGTTGTCGAGAATCACCAACTCGACCTTGTAGTCGGCGACTTGCTCGCGGAGCTCCATCAGCATTCCTGTTGGCTGCAACGCACCGAATACGGGCGCAGCAAGCGTGATGTCCATGCCACTGTAACTGTGCAGGAAAAAACGGTCGGTCAGATCGGCGAGCGAGCGCTCGAGGTAGGAGTTGATGCCGAGCTGCCGACGCCAAAGCTCGTTGACGTCGTCCTCGCCGGCCCACATGAGTACGCGCCGCGGCTGGAGAGGCTCAATGTAATGCGAGCCATGAGCAAGGGCTGCCGCAATGTGCTGTGTCAGCATCGTCTTACCGATGCCAGCGCGCCCGGTGAGAAGTGTGACGTGCCCGGCTGGGAGCCAAAACGGGATGACCCACTCACGGTCTGGCGGCGCCCCCAAGAGATCAGCCCATTTGACGAGCCGTCTGAGATCCGGTTTTTCGTCGGGTGGCGCTGGATTCTCGGATTCCGTCGGCTCAGTTGCGGTACTGCGGCGAGTTTCGCCATATTTCTTGACAGCGGACGCGGCCATCCCCGGCACGCGTTTGCGTAAGTCGATGCCGTCCTTATTGTGCGCGTCTGAATCACCGAAGAGAGCGTACAGCGCGCTTTCTATTCCACCTATGTCGAGTCCTCGAGCCGCCCAACGGCTTGAGAGCTTGAGCATCGCCTGGTAGCGATCTTCTCCGCGCTGAAACGCGCTGCGGAGTTCATCGTCTGTGGTTCGGTCGACCTTCGATTCGCCGTCTTGGTGCTTACCTACGAAGTAGAGCGGTTCGAGTTCCGCCGCTTGATCGATGAATCGGCCGTGACTCTCGCCGACCTCGTATTCGGCGCCGGCCACACGGCCGATGTAGAAGCTTTGTGAGAGGGTGAACGACTCTCGGGATGCAATTCCTCCGAGGAGCCGATTGACGCGCCCCACGTACTCAGCTCGTTGAGCTGGCAGCGCGGACTCACTCAGCGGCAGCAATACACGCCAACGCGGATGGTCCGGCTTGTGCGATGGCGACGTATAGAGGATCGAAGTGATGTTCGCTGACTGCAGCCGTTGCTGTGCGATCGACAGCGGCATCATCTCCAGGTCGTAGTCAAACTCCACACCAAAGATGCGGATTACATTGGCTGCATGACGGATGCATCCTTTGTCAGAAAAATTTCCACCGTATTCAGAGAGCGAGATCAGCGGACAATGAGCTTTATCGATGTAGGTGGGCGCGTTGCGAATGCGCTCGACTAACTCACTCCACGGGACATCGGTTCGTTCGATCTTCTCGGCGGGTTGAACGCTTTCAAAAAGCGTATAGGACACAAGCGGCGAACCGCCTGCCTGCTGAACTGCGCTCACACCCGCGCGCCCTTGGACGAATTGCAACGACGGCACAAGACTTGGAAGGTAGCGCGAGCCCGATGGAAGGCTATCCACTCAGATTCAATCGCTCGATCAGCTAATACATCGCTGACCCCTTTAAGCTGACGCAGCTCCAAGACCGGATGCTCAGCCAGAAATGCCTCGGCGATCGAGATGAATGGTGGCGATGCATGGTCTGCCGTCAAGTCATTCAATGAGCCGCAGGCACAAGGCGTGTCGCGCTCCATCATCAGGAAGCTTTGCAAATCAGAGCGGATCGCGTAGCGCAGCGCCAGGAGATATTTCTGGAATTGGTGCTTTTGCTTAGCAGCAGCCGGATCGTCGGAGTGTGCAAACCGCAGCGCATTGTTCCACGACCACTGCTCGGGAATCTGCCAATCGTAAGCGAGCACATACAGGTGGCGTTTATCGCCAGAGAACAAGGGATTCGCGCGCTTGACGCAGTAACGCAGCTCAGTGCCGGTGAGCTCGCTCAGGCGAGCGCGGTCTTCAGGAGAGAACGCGACATCCTGCGGATAGCGATCAATAATCGTCTGAGCCTCAACGCGCTTTGATTCCAGCGTCCGCTTCCGCACGCAAGTGGCCCCCTGCGCCGCTCCACTTTTCTTGCGGCGCGCGATATGCCGATGCCTTACAAGTCCTGGACGAGCTTCTCTAGACTGATGCCGGTCTTCTCTGCAATGAGCTTGAGGTTCTCGGCGCTCGGGGACCGGCGCTTCTTCAGCCAGTGATTGAGCTGGCCCTGATGAATGCCGAGCCGTCGCGCGAGCTGCGTCTGGGAGATCCCCGCAACGCGCATGTAATCCGTGAGAGCCTGCATGGTGCGTGTATACACCCGCGCGACATAAAGTGCAAATTCCTCTTGACGCATTGGCATGACCGTGCTTAGGATGCGCGCCATGGACACCCCAGACAACGACGGAAAGCAGCCCGCAGCCGGTGAGATCTGGCGCGAGGTCGATCCACGATTTGAGCGCCACGTCAAGGTCGTGCGCGTCAGCGGAAGCCGAGCCGCGCTCATCAGCGTGGTTCCGACCGAGGACGGGAGCGGTGACGGCTGGCGGCAGTCCCCGATGGCTCGGCGCATGACTTGGGCGCTGCTCAGTCGCTTTGACGGCAAGCATGGCGGCTATGCGTTTGTCGAGTTCGCGAAACCACTGGAGTGACGATGAGCTCAGAATCCCAAGGCGCCGCGGTTGCCGAAATCGCGATGACTCTCACCGACAAGCCGGTTCCGACGGCGGTGGAGATCCTGGCAGCGCTCAACCGTGCCTACAGCGAGGGCTGGGCGGCGGGCGTCGTGGCCGGCTCCAATAGCACGGCGAAAGCGCTTGACAAAGTCATTTTGGCGATGAGCGCGCCGTGATCGGCCGCCTCGCCTCGGCCCTCGACCGCTGGCGCGAGCGCCGCTTCCGCCGCCGCATGCACGCCGCGCGAGTGCTCTTGCCGCGCGAGGGCTTCTCCGTACGCTCACTCAACCCCAATCCGCGCGCCGTCGTGCGGCAGTTTGGGCCGAGGCCGCGATGACCCTTACAGCACTCCAACTCGCAATGCGCAACGAAGGCTTGGGCGGCTCCGAGGCGCTGGCCTACTGCGGCAAGGATCCGCGCTGCACGCCGCTGCAGTTGTACCTGCGCAAGCTCGGCGAAGGCGGCGATGCACCCGAGGATGACGCACGCCAGTACTGGGGCCATCGCCTCGAGCCAGTAGTGCGCGACTGGTTGGCGGAGCAGATCGGCCACGCGATCGAACTGCCGAAGCATACCTTCCGCAGCCCCGAATACCCGTTCATGTTCGGAAACCTCGATGGCGTGGTCGCCTCACGCCATGAGGGTGTCGAGATCAAGACGGGCGACAAATTCACGGCAAACGAGTTCGGCGAGGTCGGAACGGACGAAGTGCCAGTGCGCTACGTGCTCCAGTGCGTGCACTACATGGTCGTGACCGGCATTCAGCGCTTTCATCTGGGAGCCCTACTCGGCGGGAACGACGCGCGCCACTATGTCATCGACTACGACGCCGAACTCGCGCAGATGCTGATCGACCGGGCGCGGGCCTTCTGGGCGCATGTCCAGTCGCGCACGCCGCCGGATGTCGTGAACCTGCACGACGCCGACAAGCGCTGGCCGAGATCGAGCGAGAAGGCCGTGGTCGCCGGCACCGACATCGTGCTCGCGCTGGACGCACTCAAAGCGCTGCGCGCGCAGGAGAAGGAAGCGGCGGAGAAGGCTGATGCCGCCGAGCTCACACTCAAAGCATTCATTGGCGATGCCGACACCCTTACCGATGCCCAGGGCCGTCGGCTGGCAAGCTGGAAATCGCAGTCGCGCGAATCTCTCGATACGAAAGCGCTGACTGCCGCTCATCCGGATCTTGCCGCGCAATTCCGTCGGGTGTCGAACTTCCGAGTCTTTCGCATCAAGTGAGGATCTATGAGCGCATCAGCAGAAACACTTCCCATCGTCGCGCCTGAGCAGAATCAGGCGATCGGCGCCTTCGCCAACCGCGAGAACTTCGAGCTCGCGCAGCGCATGGCGACCGCACTCTCCAAGTCGAGCCTTGTGCCCGAAGCCTACCGTGATAACGTCCCGAACTGTCTCATCGTGCTCGAGATGGCGAACCGCATCGGCTGTTCGCCGCTGATGGCCGCTCAGAACCTGGACATCATCAACGGGCGCCCGTCCTGGCGCTCGACCTTCATCATCGCCTCGATCAATTCCTGCGGCCGGTTCTCGCCGCTACGCTTCAAGCTCGACGGCGATGGCATGAACCGCAAATGCACGGCGGGCGCGATCGAGAAGGCGACCGGAGAGTACCTGGAGGGCCCCGAGGTCTCGATGGCGATGGCGAAGGCGGAAGGCTGGTACGACCGCAACGGGTCGAAGTGGAAGACGATGCCAGAGCTCATGCTGCGCTACCGCGCGGCGGCGTTCTTCGGCCGTCTCTACGCGCCCGAGATGCTGCTCGGCATGCAGTCGGCGGAAGAGGTCGGCGACATCATCGACGTGACGCCCGTGCATATTGAACAGACGACGGGAGTGGCTGGAGCGAAGGCGCTACTGAGCGATCCGCCAGCGGCGACAGAGACGGCGTCGTGAGCAAGCCCCGCTACCACTGGTCCTGGTCGCTCGAGTGCTGGATCTTGCGCTCGGACGCGCCGCGCGGATTCCCGCTCACGCTCATAGGTGCCGCATGAGCCTGGTCAACCTCTCGCGGGCCTACAATCAGATGAAGTATGACCTCAGGAAAGCACAGGACGAGTTGAACGAGCTCCACGGCTATCTCTGGACATTCTCGCAGACGAAGGACCCGGAAGTGAAAGCGATGGCGAAGAGTTTCCTTCTTGCGGTTGTACGCGAGAGACAGGCAATGCTTGATGCGATTCGGAGCAGACAATGAGCGCAGGCGACCATTCCACTGATCCGGTGAGCATATGAAAACGATCTGGAAGTTCCCACTCGGCGTGGCTGATGAGCAGATCATTGAGATGCCGCGTGGCGCCAAGGTGCTTGCCGTTCAGCCTCAGCATGATCGCGTTTGCGTGTGGGCGATGGTCAATCCGAACGCTGAGAAAGAGCGTAGGACGTTCTACATCGCTGGGACGGGACACCTATTGCCGGATGAGTCCGACAGGCTGCGGCATGTTGGGACATTCCAGCTTCACGGTGGAGCACTGGTCTTTCACGTATTCGAGGTGCCGTTATGAGCAGAGAGTCGGTTCCTTTCTCTGGAAAGCGCATGAATGACACTAAGTACGTTGACCGCTGGTGGCACAATCTGAAAGCACGCATTGCAGTTGACCAGAATGGATGCTGGCTATGGCAAGGTTTCGTACATCCAAACGGCTACGGAAAAGTTAATCTTCGCGGTTACGGTAATCTGAACATCCATCGGGCAGTTTGGATCATGAAAAACGGGTCGTTACGCACCGATCAGTACGTTTGTCATAGGTGCGACGTGAAGCGCTGTTGCAATCCCGATCACCTATGGCTCGGTACTCCGAAGGACAACATAGAGGATCGTGACG